GGACAAGAGATCGTCGTGAATATGAATATTTACAGAAACGCAGATATAAGAAACAGGTATAAAAGGTTATAAAAAGGTTAAAATGGCAGGAAGAAAAGATATATGTGAATTGGGAAAAAGAACCAGATTTTCCAGTACCAATCCGCCGAAAAATCCCGGCCGGAAGCCTTCTCTGTACAACCATATAAAAAAACTGCTCGGCACGGAGGCCAAAGCAGAATTGAGCAAAGAGGACTATTTCAAGCTGATCCAATTCCTATTAGAGCAGCCCCTCGATAACCTCAAAAAACTCGCCGACAGCAAGAATACACCAATTTGGATTGTCGGTGTAGTTCGGGCTGTCGTTAAGGATGCCAATGCTGGACGTACCACGACCCTCGATTCTCTATTCGATCGTCTGTTCGGTAAAGCGTCGCAACCTCTGACGGGGAAGGATGGCGAAACATTATTTCCTCCCCGTACTCTTACTCCGCAAGAAGCAAAAGAATACGGGCTAAAGTTAGAAGAAGAATATTGATGGTTCGCGACATAGATATAGATCGCACCTTCTGTCTTTCCGGCATGCTGAATTTCACCCGTTATATGTTCAAGCATAAAACGGGTATGCGGTTTGTTGTCGGCAATCATCACCGCCAGATATGCGAAGCTCTCGATAAGGTAGTACGGGGTGAGATAAAGCGTCTTATCATCAATATCGCTCCGCGATACGGCAAGGCGATAGACGTGAATACTCCAATGCTTACAACGAAGGGCTGGAAAAAGGCTGAGGACGTACAAGTTGGAGACTATCTTTTTGGCAGGAATGGAAAGCCGACAAGAGTTGCAGCGAGATACCCCCAAGGTATTACAGACGCATATCAAGTGAATTTTAGCGATGGGTCAAGCCTCATAACATGCGGCGAGCATATATGGGCTTTGAATCATAAGGATTTGAGTCGCAAGGATCATTTCACATTTAAGCAGGTTCGAAAAACAAAAGACTTGATAGGCACACTCATTTCAAATGATGGCCATAAGATGTGGCATATCCCGATGTGTGACCCGCTTAAGTTAGAAGAGAGGGAGTTGCCTCTTGATCCATATCTATTGGGGTGCTGGCTTGGTGATGGCAGTTCAGCCCAAGCTGAAATAACAACCATGGACGAGGAGATAATTAAACGATTTTCGGGGTTCAATCCATCTATACGGGGACACCAAAATTCGGGACGAGCGGTCATATATGGGCTTCGTGGAGGCTTTCTCACGCGATTAAAAGCGTTGGGGGTACTAAAAAATAAGCATATCCCAATGGCGTACATTCTTGCGTCCGAAAACCAGAGGCTTGCATTGTTACAAGGCTTATGTGACACTGACGGGACTTGTAACAGAAAATCTCACCAAACAAGTTATTGCAGCACGAATAATCGATTACTTGCTGACGTCAAATTATTGTTATCATCTCTCGGCATATTCTACACTGAATATAGGAATAGTCTATTTTTCAGATCACGAAAATGTCCATTCACCATAGAACGGAAAAGGGGATTGTGGAGGCCTGCAACAAATAAGCATTTTACAAAGAGATTCATTAGCAGCATAGAGAGAGTAGCAGACAGATCAACAATCTGTTTTACCGTAGACGCGGATGATCATTTGTATTTGGCAGGCAAGGACTTGATAGTGACACATAACACCGAGCTTGTCTCTAAAAACTTCATTGCCTACGGGCTGGCGTTGAACCCTCGCAGTAAGTTCATACACCTCTCCTACTCCGACGATCTTGTTCTCGACAACTCGAAAGAGATCAACGAAACAGTACAATCGGACTACTACCAGCGGCTTTTCCCCGAAGTAGTCGTCGAAAGCAAGAATGCTAAGAAGTGGTACACCTCCGCTGGCGGCGGACTATATGCGGTAAGTGCGGCAGGGCAGGTTACGGGGTTCGGTGCAGGTCAAGTAGATGATCCTGATAGGGAACGGCGCGAAATGGGCGATTTCATTCCTGCATGGGAAAGCGATTTTGCGGGAGCTATCGTTATCGACGACCCTATCAAGCCAGAGGATGCGCTATCTGAAACGATACGAGAGCGCGTAAACAATCGATTCGAATCCACGATTCGCAATCGTGTAAACTCCCGCCATACGCCGATCATAATCATTATGCAGAGGTTGCATGAACACGATCTGTGCGGGTATTTGCAGGAGATTGAGCCGGAAGAATGGACAGTACTCTCGATGCCCTGTATCTGGCATGATGAAAACGGTCGTGAACAGCCGTTATGGGATTTCAAACATACATTGGAGGAGTTGCACAAAATCGAGAAATCGAACTCCTTCGTATTCGAGACGCAGTATATGCAGAACCCCAAGCCACTGGAAGGACTGATGTATGGAGAGTTCAAGACATACGACATCATTCCATACACTGCGTCTATGAAGCGCAAAAATTATACGGATACCGCTGACACCGGCAGCGATTATCTATGTTCGATCTGCTATACGGAAACTCCTATCGGCAATTTTGTGACGGACATTCTATATACACAGAAGCCGATGGAATATACAGAACCAGCAACGGCTGAGATGTTATCCCGAAACAAGACGGAAATATGTCATATCGAGAGTAACAATGGCGGCAGGTCGTTCGGGCGCAATGTTGAAGCACAATGCCGGATAATGGGGAATAACTTTACATCGTTTTGTCCTTTTACTCAGACCGACAATAAGCGGGTGCGCATCTTCACGCGATCGAATGAAGTACAGAACCTCGTTTATTTTCCAACAGGATGGGAGCACAAATGGCCGGAGTTTGCATCTCATGTCAAATCATACCGCAAACAGCAAGAGTTTAACAACCATGACGACGCAGAAGATGCCTTGACCGGAGTAATCGAAAAGCGGGGCTATTTCGACAATGGAGAAGATTTAGACAAAGAGGATTTAGGAATTTGGTAAAAATACGGATATGGGATTCATCGACAACCTACTCAATGCAATACGCAATAAGTATCTGAACGCAGCCGGTGCAGAGCGGGATTTACTTACGCTTATCAAGGACAAAGACATTACACAGGTGCAAGCACTCATGCAGAATCGCGATGCGGAGGTTTTACAGGCAATTCGAGAGTATAATCCAGAACTTCACTGTATTATGCGCAAGGCAGACAAAATGCGGAAAGGTCAAGGGCCTTACCGTACCGAGAAATTGCCTCGTGCACGGCAGAAGTATATCAATGAGGTGGAGTTGTTCTTTCTGCTCGGAAATCCGATACGCTGGAAAAAGGCGAACAACGAGGGATCGGACGAAGCATTCGAGGCGTACAATCAATTTCTGCATGATATTCGGTTTGACGTTTCCATGCGTCGGGCAAAGCGCATAGCGGGGGCCGAGACCGAATGTGCGAAACTTTATCATATTTATCGTGATAAGAATTTCCAGCCGCAGGTAAAAGTCGTGGTAATATGCAAATCAGAAGGATACACCCTGCGGCCACTATTCGACCAATATAACAATCTCATTGCATTCGGGTATGGATACTACCTTAAAGAGGGGGCATCAACCGTTGAACATTTCGACATTCAAACTCCCGATACGATCTACCGGTGTAAGCGAGGATCGCTTAATTGGGAAGTTACGGCATCGCTTAACCCGACGGGGAAAATAAATGTTATTTACTACAAACAGGATAAGGCATGGAGCAGTCTTAATCCTCGCATAGACCGCGAGGAAGATATAGACAGCAAAATTGCCGACACAAATAACTATTTCGCCGACCCTATCGCCGCAGCAACAAGCGACGTTGTAGAGTTCTTGAAAGGTCGTGCTGACAAACCGGGCAAAATGATCCAAATGTCCGGCGACAATTCGAAATTCGAATACATCAATCCGCCAACCTCTTCCGAGACACAACAACGAGAGAAGGAAGATCTTGCTCGGTCTATACTGTTCGATACTTTCACACCCGAGTTCACCCCCGAGAAAATGGCAGGACTGGGGACTTTGTCAGGGGAAGCGATCAAGCGCGCGATGGTTTTGGGATACATTAAGAGGGAAAACAATAAGGAGATTTACGATATAGCCGTAGATAGGGAGAAAAATCTTATTCTCGCCATTATGATGAATGTGACCCATATTCATCTGCGTTCCGAGCTGGCCACACTCAGAATCGAGCATGAGTTTGCGGAGCCGTTCAGCGAAGATGTCACCGCCCGCTGGGCTGCCATCGGCCGAGCCGTGCAGGACGGAGTGATGTCGCTTGAAAAGGGCGTCGAACTGATGGGAACAGCTGACGATGTAACCGCCGAAATCGAGCGTATAAAGCAGGCAAAAGCAGAGGCGTCAATGAGCAATATCGTAGAGCCGACATTCTAATTTGAAACGATGCCCGGATTAAATTTGAAAGCCGCCCAATGGGAGCAGCAGCATAGAGCGCATGTCGAAGAATACCTCCGACAGATCGATGCTTTGTATGATGCAGTTTCAGAAGAATTGATTCGCTTGGGCATTGGGTATAATTATCAGCCCGAGACGGGGCGATTATTCGCCTTTTCATCTAACAAAGGCCGTCATAAACAAACCGAAGCCTCGTTGGTTTCGTTCCAAGACAAATTAACTGCCATAATTACAGCCGGAATCGCTGCGGAATGGGCTTTTGCCAACGATAAAAACGATTCATGGGTAAAACAACTGTTCGACGATCCGAAAAAAGGATGGATGCTTCATAATCTTGATGCGCTCGAAGCATTCCAGCGCAGAACGACTTATGGTCACACGTTGTCCGAAAGAGTTTGGAGCGTCGCCAAGCAATTCAAACGACACGTCGAGTTGTCGTTGTCGGTCGGCATCAGCGAGGGGCGAAGTGCGTCCAATATAAGCAGAGATGTACGCATGTATCTGAATGAACCGGACAGACTGTTTCGGCGAGTCCGAGATGCATTCGGCAATCTCACCCTATCAAAAGCGGCACAGGCTTATCACCCTGGACAAGGCGTATACCGTTCATCCTATCAGAATGCTATGCGCATGGCCCGCACCGAAATAAACAGCGCTTATCGTGAAGCTGACAGTATACGCTGGCAGCAGCTCGACTTCATCGTCGGGTACGAGGTAAAGACTTCCAAATCCCATGCTGCGTGGCTGGCGAAATTCTGGTACCCGCGATTCAAGAAAGGCCGAGCCCCGCTGGAAATATGCGACGCAATGGAGGGGAAATATCCGAAGTCTTTCAAATTCATCGGGTGGCACCCGAATTGCCGCTGTTACGCTGTTCCGATTATCGCTAACGAAGGCACAGGCAAGGATTGGTGGGAAGATGCGGAAAACGAGATTACGGAACTGCCAAGTGGA